CCATGACGGTAGTCTGTGTGTACAGCCGACTTTAATAAAGTGTGTAGGTTCTGCATATCCGTTAGCACCTTCACAGTAGAAGGCATCACCACGGTTACTCATAACTGAAGGCTCGAACAGTCTGTCTTCCACTGTATCAGGGAATCCATCACTGTCTATCTCCCCAGTATCAGGGTTGAAGGTGCGCTGATAGCGAGGAATTGATTCCCCAGTCTCAGTGTCATACTTGTGCAGTACCTCACGAGATACTTTGAAAGCATTGACAAGACCCTCTTTGGTGATCTTAACTTGGTACATAGTAGCACGCTCTTCTGCAAGCTCTTCACTTAGACCGTGATCCTCCATCAGCTCTTGCTTCAGGGTAGGATGCACATACTTCATGTCAACGAACTCACAGAATCGCCTGGTGAAATCATCACCTTTTGTGCTCCGCAATTTCTTACGGAGTATAGGATTGCGGCACCACCGCATCCAGAGCTTAAAGAGTGGAGTAACATCAGCACCCAATGCTTCTGACTCATAGATTCTATCTACGAATGTCTTAGGCATTGCGATATCAATGATTCCCCCGTCTTTGAACTGAACGAAGTAACGTCCCGCAGGATCTTTGTAGAGAGTAGCACCGACAAAGTCAGCTTCTATACTTCTCTCACTCAGATCCTCAGTACACAACAAAGAAAACTCAGAGAGTATCTTGTTGTATTCTTCCACAGAATCAGCAGCGTCTGCTTGGTTAGCAAGCGAAACCATCTGCTCGTAGATATCCTTCTCGAATGAACGAGAGTACGGGGTGTTGCCGTAACTACCGGATATCAATTCACCTATCACGTTAATGCTGATCATAATGGTGGGTTAAAGTTGTTTCTGTCTTTCAGTTTCATATAGGCTTCTACTTCATCCCAGAACTCAGTCTTAGGATTAGGGTAGAAGTGCACAGAATCAAACAATGGTCTGAGTGGCTCGAGGTACTCCTCCATATACAGACTTAGTTGTAAGATCTCATCGTTAAAGATAGTACAATCGATGTCAGCTACCTTGAACAGTTCCAATGACTTAGCCTTTATTTGCTCAGAGTCATCTGTTGATTCCAAGAAGATTTGCATCTCATGCATCTTCTTCATCAACCTGATGATATCCTGTGCTGCTTCAGACTCAGGTGTCAAACTGTTCTTGTAGTACTGATACTTATCGTATTCTCTAAGTTTATCGTAGACATCCCCAAACTGTGGGTCGATACGACGAAGTTGACCTACCCACTCAGGTAGATTGACGAGAGCTGTTCCCGTCAGCCATTGTCTAGCTTTACTGTGCATTGTCCATTTATCGTTTTCTATGATAGAGAAGAACTCACTAATGTGTTTGGCATTGCTACCCTTTAACACCTTAGCTGTCTTTTGAGAAACTTTGAAGATTTGTATATCTGTTTGCTTTACAGCATCTACAGGAGACAATCCTTCTGGCCAACCCCCATTCCATTTATGGAAGCGCACAGGATTGAATTGACTAAGGCACGGATGCCCGTCAACTGCAGTATCATTATGATACGACATCTCCCACGGTGATGCTACTGGATAGATATCCTGCCATCTAGGAACTTGTGGAGCACATATGGTAGCAGCTAACTTGAGCAGCGTCTCATCTTCCTTAGTACCGTAGAAAGTCTCTATGGAAGAATTCTTGATGCTGTTCAAAGGTGCCTCTACCTTATCGAATACCCAGTCTTCTACAGCAACTGAGTATTTCTTGTCTCCACCGTGATTTCTCCGAAGTGTGTACAGCACATCGGTACCAGATAGTTTCCTTCTCTCCTCAGCAGACATATTAGCAAACGATATGTTTGCTATAGCTGCTTCTTCCATCGCCTCTAGATTATCTTCGAAGTCCTTGGGTACTTCTAGCTCATCGTAGTCCCACTTGATAACCTTAGAGTCTTTAATCAATTCCCAATTGCTGTCTCTAGCCATATCAATGGCATCGAATGCAGCGAGTTGAGTCTTGGTTGCAAACTCTGGGATCACAGGGTGGTGCTCCGATATGATAGATAATGTACCATTCTGCAGTAGGTACATGTCTTTCACCTTGGACGCATTCCCAGATATAAAGTACAGGTTATCGAAATTAACCTGACTCCATCCAGATTCTTCTCTCTCTATTGAAATCTTCCCTCCTTTAACTGCTTTGCGCACGTTACGAACCTTGTAACCTTTGAGCATTACACTAGGTGCACCATATGCAATACTCCTGTCACCAGGGAAACGTGGGCGTAGCTTCTCCTTATCAACGATACGACCTAGATTAGATAGTGCGGAATTGTTATGTTGCCCTGTATAGAGAACATCTCTGCACTTACTGACCCATGTCATAAAGTCCTTCTCATCTAACGATTCCTCGATCATATTAGTAGCGTCTTGAGCTGCCCTCTCAATAGCTTCTTGTATGAACTTCTTCGTATGGTCATTCCATATAACTTTCTCCCTTGAAGGTGTGACATCAACGCCCTCTTGGACGATGACCTCCTCACCTGTTTTGCTGTCTTTGTACACCTGACGAGCCGGACACTTGATAGCGACCGAACCCCACAGCTGTTCCATTTCCAGCTCTCTAAAATCCACATAGCCGTAGTTAATCCCCGTGGTGGCTCCTTGGTTCTTAACTAGCAGTATATGTGGCTTAGACCATGCATAAGATTCACCTAGTATAAGGTTGTCAGAGTTGTACAACACACTGTTTCCTAGTGTCTTATTACTCTTATGACCGTCCTCGTACGTGTAGTAAAACTTAACGTTTGGAATGTAGCACAGCTGATCCTGTACTGCGTCAATAAACTTTGTACGATTGTGACGCTTGACACCAAAGGATACTCTGGTGTAGTTCAGCATAGCTACATCCTTGTAGTAAACTACAGTACCATCTGATAGTATCGTGCTACCATCTGCATCCCACTTACTGATCAGAAAATCAGTCTTGTAGGCATAACAGTTAAACTTGAATAGCTTACCGTTGTGTACTGTTTCGACAGTGTAGAAATCTACACCAGTAGACAGAGGAACTTTAGCACCTAGACCGAACGCTCCGAAGTTCTCCGCAGTGTTTCTCTTAGTTGAGAAACCCAGCTCGAGATAACCTTCCAAACGTTCCTGTCCAATGCCCACACCCCTATCCAGAACGTCGAACACATCGCAATAGCCAGTACCTTCTCGTTCATAATAGTTTACTTCGACTAGATTTTCAGAGCTAAGATACTCCGCGTTGTAATAACTAGGATTAAAGTTTGAGTCACGATACTCGTCCTCTGTACGTGTAATGTAATAGTCTTCTACTTTCTTCTCCCCGTTAATAATCTCTATAGCAATCTCCTTCTCGCGTTGTGAATCGCAGGCGTTAGTTACTAGCTCACGCACAGTTGAAGCAATAGGTGTAGAGTATTGTGTGGATTGAAGAACATCAAAGACCAATTTCTCAGCGGCTTTATTGATCCGCTTTTTGACTCCCTCGTTGTTACTAACGACGGCAGTCCCAATTGTTTTGATACTCATAATGAAAAACCCCGACTGTTACGTCGGGGCTGTTAGTTCTATAATTCTTTGAATAGTTTCGATGTTCTGTTTCTGATTCCTCGGTACAAATAGTACCGGGGGATCTTCACGTTCCATCAGCAGTTTCTTGAACATCTTCCACTTCAGCGGGAAGCGTTCATTTGCATACCCCTTACACTCTATGACCCACCTACCTTGTGGGTCTACAAAATCAGGGGTGTATGTAATATCTCGGACTTTGTATTTCTTCTTGTCCAAGAATCCAGTTTTACCGTTGTCTTCGAATGAAGAGTTCTCATAGTGAAAGCCTTCAAGGAGCACATACTTGTGCTTCTCATAGTCAGCTTTGATACCTGCATCTCTAAGTTGCCTGTAACAATGTGCTTCCAGCAGTGAACGGAACTTAATCCCGTCTACTTCTTTTGGCTTCGCATTTCTAACTCTCCCCTTTGATCTCCGTGCTCCGGTTCTCTTTCCCCGTGATGACATTCTTTGCTGTATCTAGTCCGTGGTCTCTGACAAGATCAGAGATATCCTTGCTGCGATAATACGAAGGAATAACTAGATTAGTAAGGTTGTACTCACGACAGATCTTTTCTGCCATCTCTTGACCTGCATTACGCTTCTTATCGAAGTCATTGTCGTACAGAACTATTACTTCTTCGAACCTTTCTTTGGATTCGGTGATAGTTTCATTCGACGGCATGAGCATCTCCGACTGTAGCGCGAAGGAGGGGAAGCCAAGCACTCTAAGGCACATAACATCCTTGAGGGAACTTGTGATATATACAGTTTCGTGTCTGCTAGGAAGTAATCCAAACCCCTGAAGGCACTTGCTGTCCACATTCGAAGCCCACTTAAATTCTTTCTCAAGAGGACGATAAATCTTATAACCGCAGTCAAACTTGTAACGATAGCTGATACTAGGACACGAAAAACGCTGTTCATTTATCCAATAATGTGTTATAGGGAGCACATCAAATATAATAAGAACGTCTTTCGTAATCCCAAATTGTATCCAGAAATCTAGGTCTTCTTGCGTCCAGTCTCTTGTGCGAACTTTTATTTTCGCCGGTCTTTTCTCTTCGATCTCTTTCTCCAGCTTTCTAACAGGCATGAGCATGCGACTGCCAGCGCTGAGGCCGAGACCAAAGTTCCGATCAATGTGTCGTAGGGTATCATAAAAACTAAGGTTGTATTTAAAACCAATGTAGCTAAAGCAATCAAAACTATGCTCTGGACAACCGAAGTCTTTATACCATAGTCTACCCCCGAATTGAGTTATCGAGACTGTAGGGCTGTTGTCTTCACGAAGATCGCTCTTGAACTTCTTGTTAGGTTCCTCGAAGTTAGAGCAGAAGAACTGAAAGATCTGATACTCAGAGACTTTCTCTAGTATCGTATCCTTGTTCAGTACATCTTCGCTGCGTCTTGACTGTATCATGAGTATTGGGGGAGAGCAATGAGCAAACCCTCCCCCTCATCATTAACTCCAAGGATCGTCAGCCTCAACCGCTGCCGGTGCCTCTTCGTTAGGTGTTACTACATTAGGTGAATACCTTTGAAGCTGAAGGTCAGGATTGTACTCAGCGTTAAAGGTACCGTATTCGTCGTTCAATCTTCTGACAAACACATCGTCTCTCTTCGGCTTGATGCGTCCGAAGCACTTGTTGTACACCTGCTGATACTTACCGTCCTTGACACCGAGCATGACTCTGACCTTGTTATCTGTAAGAGAGGTAACAAGCTGCTTGAGTTCTTCGACTTTACCCTTGAAAATATCATCAATGGTATCGAACGCACATTCACCATCGTTAGGTATGTTAGCCCATGCCTTGACGAAGTCAATGAGAATCTCCTCACCCGGATAAGTACGACGTACACCTTCTTGTTTGAACCAATCCGGAGCTGAACCAGGGTCTTTTGCCCAAGTAACTTGACCGAAATTGTTGGTGATTTGGTACTTACTAGTTGCTGACTCTTTACGATGCTTGTCACCGATGAGGATCTCGAGTCTAGTGGTGAAGTTGTGTTCGTCATTGTGCAGCCAGAATGCTAGCTTACCCGTCTTGTCACCCATGTCAACAGAGTAGTTAGGCTCTGTCTTCATGTTGACACCGATGGAAGCAAGCTCACCCAAGTTAGGGTTAACTGCTACAATTTTGACAGGTGCGATACCGGTAAACAGTGGGATACCCCCACCAGCTACTTGTACGTCTGAAGAATTTGATTGAATTGCCATTAGTCTTGTATTTCGGATTGGTTGTCTTCGGTTTCATCTTGAGTGTCGTCAATCAAGGTTACACGGATAGTCTTGTACGTCTTCACACGTAGACCTTTCAGCTTCGGGTGGGAGAATATATCCTTCGCCTCTGCTATAGTCAGTCCATACTTCTTACGAATATCATCACGAGTCATACCATCCTCTTTGAGGTGTTTGATGAGTTGTGAGATAGTCAATTCTTGAGGTGTCTCCTCCTGTGTCGAGTTTGTCTCGACATCTACTCTTGCGTCAATAGACATTTGTTTGGGGTTTAGTCGATAAAGATTTTGCTCCAATCCAATTCAGCATCTAGGCCACGTAGATGCTCACAGCGGGAGCCTGCTGTGTCGTCGTTTGTAGAGTCAAACGAAATTCTGGTTTTACCCTCTCCATGATACACATAACCAATGGCATCTGCATTGGCACAGGCTATCTCACGAAGCTTGCCGGACAGTGACAAGTCGTTAGCCTTCACCTCTTTACCATTCTTGGTAAGGTATTTATCCTTGAGGTGACCAACAAAGATGACATGGTCTGCAAGCTTGGAGAGATTGAAGAACCACTTCATGAAAGCCTTACGAAGGTACAGATAACCAGCACCTTGGGGCAGAGTAAGGACAGACAATCCTTTGTTATCAGGATCGAAGTTCTTACCCATGGGTGTGGCCTTGTACAGTTTCTTTGCCTCATCTTCACACCACACTTCGAGCTGCGTGATGGTGTCAATAGCAATATACTTGTACGGCTTTTCTTCTTGCATGATTTGCTTACCTATCTTACCTAGGTCAGCAATAGAATTTACTTTGATCTTGAGGGCATCTACCATATCGGAACCATCTTCGAGGTCGATAATAAGACAGCCTTCAAGCTGCGACAATGCTGTGGTCTTACCGATTTTCGGAGGACCATAGATTATCATGTTCTTAGGTGATTTGCGCGTGGCTTTAACCACCTTCTTTGGGAGAGTCAGTTCGCTCATTAATTGTAAAGGTTGATAGATCAGTTTCAAAGGGTATCATACCGAGTAAACCATCACGGTTCTTCTCCACATGAACAGCCATGAGGCCACGTGGATCTTCACCGCAATAGGTGTCAGTGATACCATACAGGTCATACGGACGCTGCAACATCATTACGACGTGAGCATCCTGACCAATAGAATCGCCACCGAACAAGTCGGTCAGCATAGGCTGATATTGATTCTTGGCACGGAACTCTTGCTCAATGTTACGATTGAGCTGAGACAATAGAATAGTAATAGAGTTATGCTGTGCTTGCATGTACATACACGTCTTAGACAACTCGTTGAGTTTATGCAACTCGATGTCTAATGTGCTGGGTACAAGGCGAGAGTGGTCAATCAGATTGATGATAGTAGGTTCGTACAGTTGCTCTTTGACAGAGTTTACTGAACGCTCTATCTCATGTACATCCTTGGGCACGGAACAGAAGTAAATAGGGTATCTATTGTACTTCTGTACAGACTGTACATAATCAGCGTAACTCTCATCAGAGAGCTTACTATCCACTGACAACAGCTCTGCAGTTTGAAGCTTAGTATGCTTCGAACCTGCACGCAGTATCTGTTGCTCACCAGGCATCTCGAAGCTCCAGT